CAGGCGCGGATTCACACCGGTGGCCGGGTTCTGCATTACCCACTTGTCCAGGGTCGCATCGTATTGCAACTCCACCCAATAACCGGCGCCGGCGATATCGTCCGGCGCCAGTACCGCGTCGGCCCCCTTGACGATCGTCTTGGCAGGCAAGCCATTCGGGCTGAAAGTCGGCGCCGTGGTCGTGTTCGCGGCGGCGGCGCGAACCAACAGCGTCATGCCGGCACCCAGCGTAGCCACGACGGGCGCATAGGTTGCGGCCAGCGCGTCGGCGGTGCCGATATTGGCGGCCGCGTTCATCTTGCCAGACTGAATGGCCACCGCCAGCTGTGTCAGATTGGTGTCGCTCGGCGTCAACCCGGCCGCGACCAGCACGGCGCGCAACTCCTCGCCGATCTGATGGAACCAGGCCGCGCCCGGCACGGTCGCCGGGGTCGCGGTGCCGGGGTTACCATCGGACGGGTAGCCGGTCGACGGCGAGGCTTCGGCCGCCGGCGGACTCGCCGAACTGTTGGCCTGCCATTTTCTATTATCCATATAGGCTCCTAAGTGTAAGAAAAATGCACGGTCGTATGCGCCGGCTTCATCTCGCCGATCGCACATTCTAAAATCGTATTGCCCCAACTCGCGAGGGGATCATTCACGAAACCGCCGACCGTAAACCGGCGCACCGTGTTCAGGGCGGCATTGACCTGCCAGACGAATACCCAATAAATCCCGTACAAGGAATCGTTGACATAGCTGTCGACGGTATACGGGTTAAATTCGGTGATCGTGACGGTATAGCCCAGCGAGGCGGCCAGGTCGATGAAGAATTGCGGCGACTGGCCGCCGACGTTCGTAATCTTGGCGACCAGCAATGTACGCCGCTCGCTGAGCGATCCGGATTCGCCGACGCAATCGTCCGGTAGGCCGGCGACGCGCTCCCAGTCGTACAGCAGTTCGGACGTGGTGCGCGGATCGGCTTCGTCGAGCAGGCGCTCCAGGCGGGCGTCGATGCGGGCGAACTCGTCGGCGAAAGCCGACAGCAGCCGAGCCAGCGCGCTATCCTGGCGTTTCGCCCAGGCCAACCCCTGCGGCAGCAGCGCCTGCAGCTGGCTCAGGTAATGTTCGGTCGTTAAGGCCATGTTACCGCCCCCAGCGTGGTCAGTTGGCCCGCCGTCGAAGTCACGTCGGCGCTCGGCGAAGTCAGCGTGTAGTTATTTTCGCCGGCGGCGGCGCTGATCGAGGCGCGGATGTGCGACAGATATAGCGTGCCGCCGGGCACAGCCTCGCGGCTGATCAGATCGGCCAGTTCGGCCTCGACCGCCGCCTTGACCGCCAGCGTATTCGGTATCACCGACAGCGTGAAATTCAACGGCGCGGCGACCGGGGCCGCCACCGAAACCCGCGCCGTCACCGGCCGGCGGGCATCAATATACGCCTGCACCGTCGCCACCTCGCCCGCATCGGGAAAGATCGACACATCGTTATCGCGCACGAAGCGCACCGTCACCGTGCCAAGCCCCAGCTCCTCCGGAAAAACCCACGCGCGGGTCACGCCAGGAACTTCCAGAGCCCACGCCTCGTAATCATGCGCCGCGCCGCCGTGCGGAGGCTGCCGGATGCGCAGCAGAAAACGCGCGCGCAACGCCGTGTCGGTCTCGGCATCGGCGCCGCCGGAAATCTCCGCCGCGATCACAGTAGAATCCACGCCCGCCACCAGGGTCGGCAGAATCAGCTCGGTGCCGGCAACGGTATTGCCGGCCGCTCCGGCCGCGCTGGCGGTCACGGCCGCCGTCGCCGTGCCAAGCGCGATCGTCGCGTCGGCATCGGTCACGAACAGCGCGCCGTCCGCCCGTTGCACCCCGGTGCCGGCCGGAATGACAACGCCGTTGGCGCCGGCGAAGGCGACCGTTCCTGTCGCATAGGCGGCAGGCAGACGGTTGATGCCCCAGATCGTCGCCCAGCGTTCCAGGTATTCGGCCTCGGCCGTGTCGTAAATCACCTGTTTCGCTATCCAATCGACAAAACCGTACAGGCCGTGCACCGCGCCCGCATGCACGCGCGCCAGCACGTTCAGGTTAGAGCGGCGAAGCGTCGCATCGCTGCCGGGCAGACGCGCCAGGATATCGTTAATCGCACGGCTGATCAGATCGTTTAACGCGGGCCGGGAAAATGCCATTTACGCACTCCAAAATCTTTCAAATCTGTATTGAGTGACCGGCTGGCGCGGGCGCTGAATCGAGACCTGTAGCCCCAGCATGCCGGCGCGCGGAATGCTCGCAGCCACCTCGACCGACTCGGCTACGCCGTCATCGATCAGCCAGCGCAATGCCTCCTCGGCATACTGCCGAGCCCGGTTCAGCACCTCCGGCAATTGCTTCTCGCGCGAGAGCAGCCACAGTCGTGAGCCGATTCGGTCGGCCGCGTCATCGTTGAAATCATCGCCCCACCATCCGCGCTTTTCCAGCGTGCCGTCCGGAATATCGTCGTCGGTATCGGCGCGGCGGTCGGTAAACAGGCTGATAATCACCGCCGATTCCAGGCCGTCGTCTTCGCTCAGTCCGAGCGCGTCCTGCACATAGTCCGCGCCTTTGTCGAAGCCGATAAATACAGTTTTAATATCGCTCATCAGACCGGCGCTCCGGTTTGCGCGCTTCCAGCCTGCACGCCGCCGTGCGTGTGCATCTTCAAGCTGATCCCGTCCGCGATCACATCGCCGCCGGTTACGATCACCTGCGGGCAATTGCTCACGCTCAGGTTATGGCCGGCGCCGTCGATCATAATTCCGGTGCGCGATAATGTAACGACATGGCCCAGATCGTCATAGATAGCCACTTCGCCAGCTTGCAGATTCCTGACACGATAGCGGCGGTCATCGATGGCCAGCGCCAGTCCATGATCACGATTGCCGGAAACAAACACTGCCGCCACTTCGGCCCCAGGATGAGGTTGACTCGTAAAGCCATAATTCTGCATTCTCTCCATTTCGCGGACTTCGCCGTCCAGCAGTTTGACCTGCACGCTCTGCATCTTCAGTGCATCGTTGACCAGGGCCAGCACGCCGCGCGCAACCATCAGGCCGACCCGGCGGGAAACGGGCGCCATCATTTTATTGATCGCCTTGATCATTGGCCGTTGCTCCAGTCCCAATTCAGCTTCACGTCGAAATTGTCCGGCTCGCCCGCGTCCTTTTTCTTCTTTTTTCTCTTTTTCCTGCCGGTGCTACTGTCTTCGGCAATCGTCGCATAGGCTTCGGGCTGCGCCAGTTCCAGCGTGGTCAGCGCGCCAGAGCGATCATCCAGGGTAAAACGCACAGACACGATCAATAGGTCATGATCCGCACCGAGCAGCGGCGAGATCAGCCGCGCGAGCGTATTCGGCTGCCAGATCCTGCCGTTCGCGGTCCAGCCATTCACGGTCACAGTCGCGCGGGTGCCGCGGCCGGCGCGCACGTTGCGCTCCCACAGCGCGCGCTCGGCAAACGTCGCATTGCCGCCCTGATCCTCGGCCAGCACGATCAATGGCCGGTAGCGGCCGACGCCCGCGTCCTTGCTGGTCGCGGATGGATGCGCCACCACGGCCCCGTTGGCGTTGTCATCGCCCTGGGCCTGCCCCTTCACGATGTAATCGCTATAGCGGTCGGCGCTGTTGAATTCGCCGTCCGCCCGCAAAATGTTCTTGCCCTCGACCAGGTCGGCAGGGGCGCGGCCCGTGCCGGCGCGGGTCAACACGATGCCGCCATGGCCATCCGATACGACCAGCAGCGCCCGCATGCGCGCCGCGCGCTCGATCGCCTCGTAAACCGTCTCGCCTTCCTGAATGTTGAATGCCGGCAGCGGCGCGCCAGTGTCGGCCAGAACCGAAACCTTGACGCCGAACGGAGCGCACAGATCGGCGGCGATCTGCTCGATCTTCCGGCTCGCCCAGGCGCCGGTCTTGTAAATCGCCGAGCAGTCGACCAGGTCGCCCGCTCTATCGCGGCCGGCAAAGCCGATCTCGTGCGAGTCGGCCGCGTAGCTCGGGCGTACCGAGTCGATATAGCCGGTAATGACCGTGGAGCCCGCAACCAAAACCGAACAGGGCTGCCCGCTCGCGATTTCGGCCGTCATTGGCCCGAGCGGAGAGTTCCATTTGTCGGTCACGCTCAGATCGAATGATCCGGCCATCTGCTCTATGCCGAGCTCGATGCTGAGCTGTTGCCAGCCACCGAAACGCTTGCCGTTCACGATCAGTTCCACGCTCATGCGTCCAATACCTCGATTGCCTGTCCGCCCGGCACGAAGCCCGGATGGCGAACATGATTGCGCGCAACGATATCGCCGGCCTGCCCGGTGCTGCCGTAAATCCGGTAGGATACGACCAGCGCCGGCAGCGTGTTTTGCATCGGATGCCGTACCAGGCGGGACAGATCGGCCGCGCGTATCGCAACGTCCTTGATCACCGCGATGCGCAGATCGGTCAGGGCCACGTAGACCTCGTCGTCCGCGGTTTCGGCCAGCGTTTCGAGCTGATTGGCCACCTCGTCGCGCAATACGATCGCCTCCTCATAACTGGCAGGCGTGATGTTAGCCAGTGCCCGCGTCGACTCGATCGCGGCGGTCTGGCGCACCAGGGCGATGACCGCCGCTTGATTGACCGCCTGCTGACGGCGGTTAGGCGTGGTCATCAGCACGGCCTGCTCGCTGCCGCCGAAGCCGAACAGCGAGCGCAGCGAGGTCAGCGCGCCGGTGTAAGTCGAGGAGACATCGAACAGGCCGCCGACCTGGGCATAGAGCGATGAGGCGAGCAGCTCCGGCGAGCGGATCAGCGCGGTCAGATTGGACGACAAGCCGGCCAGGCCTGCCAGAAAACCCGGCAGCGCCGTGCCGGATAACAGGGTTAAGTTCGAGGCGCTGCGAATGGCGGTTAACGCGCCGTTGATTTGTATGATGGCGCCGTCGCCGACGAAATCCAGAAATCCAGCCGCCGCGAAAACCCTGGCGAAGCCGTTCTTACTGGCTGTCGCCGCCTTGTCGGCCGCCGACTCGACAGCATCGACGGTGTTCGCCGCCGCGCCAGGCTCCAGCTTCTCACCGGACTCGACAAAGGTAATCCGGAAGCGCGCCACGCCGCCCTCATCGGTCGTCTCGGACACGCTGGCATCGACAACGACCACGCGCAGGCGCCCGCGATACGGATGCACCAGCTCGCCGGCGCCCGCTTTTTCCAGCGCTTCGATCAGTCGATCGCGCGCGGTCATATAATCCTGCCCCAGCACGAACGCGTCGATGTCGAACTGGCGCGCTTTGCGGCCCAGGTCCTCGGCATAGGGCAGATCGCGCAGCGGGTATTCATGCACGACATTACGGCGGCCGAACACGCCGCCGGCGGCGGTCGTAAAGAACGGCACGCCGCGGAAACTGCCCTTTTGCAATTGCTCGCGCCAGGCCATCAGTAGGATCCCAGCATGGTCAGGCCAGTCGAGACCTTCAGCGGAACCTTGGGGTTATCCGATTTCATCGCAGTGATTTTGCCGGGGCCTTTGATCTCGATCTCGACCTTGCCGCCGACTTCGGCCTTTTGCGCGGCCAGGCTCTTAAGCGTCGGGGCGGCAGGGCCCAGCGACAGCAGGGACGGTGCGTTCTGGGCGCGGCCCATCAATTCGCCGAATGTCGGCGCCTTGACCGGCATTTCCGGCATCGAAAACATTTTTTCGCCGCCTGCAAATGGGTTTTTGAAGTTGGCCAAGTTTGCCAAGGCGCGGCCGAAGGCCACGACGCTGCCAACCAGGTCGTCGAGCATCTGTTTGCCGCCGTTGAGCAGGTTTGTCCATTTGGACTCGAACCAGTTAGCAATATCCTCCAGCCCGGTCCTGAAGCTCGCGACCAAGGTATCCCATTTCAGTGAGATCGCGACGATGTCGGCGACGACCAGGCCGAGCAGCAGAAGGATCGGATTAGCTGCGATCGAAGTGGCCAGCAGACCCAAGGCTATCACGGTCGTCATGATCGCCCCAATCAACGGCCCAACCATGATAGCGGCAACAGCGCTAAGCACTATCTTTGCCAGATTGCCGAAACCACCGACCTGCGCGGCCCACTCCTTGATTTGTGCGACGGCTTGGACGCCGGCATTATAGATCGCGACAACGGTATCGTATAACTTCTTTCCGGCCGCTTCGGCCGCTTTCAGACCTTCTTCGGTTTGCAGAAAATCCAACGCTAAGATCAGGTCGCGCAGCTTCTCGCTCAAAAAGCCAAAGGTGCCGCTGCTGTTCATGATCTTGTCGACCAGGTTCTTCCAGGTATCCGAGAGCGTGGACATCATACCGTTCCACGTCTTGCTTTGCTCTTCTGATGCCCCTTTCGCATCCTTGCCGATTGCCTCGAACAGAGCCGCGATTGCCTTACGGCCCAGCACGCCCTTGCCGATCATTGCAGTAATCGCCTCTTCGCTCTTTTTCATTTGCTTGGCCAACAATGGCACTACAGCGATACCGCGCTCGTTCAGCACGACCACCTCTTCCATTTGCAGCTTGTTTTTCAGCCATGCTTGGCTCAACTGGTTTGCGATCTCCTTGAAGTTCTCCTGGTCCTTACCGGTTTTGGCATTCATATCAGCCAATGCCTGCATGCTCTCGATCACAGGACCTATGCCTGCGTTCTTCAGCATGATATAGGCTTGTGTGGCGTTCGCCACTTCAAGCGGGGTATTTTTCGCGAACACCTGAATACGTCGGAATGTTTTTTCCGCAGCAGCCTCCGAGCCCTCGATCGCCTTGAGCGCCACGCGCAACTGCTGAAACTCCGCCGTCGTCTCGATAAACTGCTTGTTGAACACATAGCCCAGCAATCCGCCCAGCGCCGACAGCTTCAGGGCGAGTGTGGAAACCTCGGATGTGATGCCGGAAATGCCGCGGCTGAGCAGATGCGCCCCCTGGGAGCGCAATAGATCGCGCAGTTGCCGACCGGCATTCGCCGCGCCTTGACGCAATTGGTTCAGCGTCTGTCCAATCCGGCGCAGCGGACTGGACAGATTGTCCACCGCATTCAAAATCAGCGAAAGGTTAAGATTGTTGCTCATTTATCCTGACCGCCTGGCCGTACCACAAGAGGATTTCGTCCGCGTCCATATCCCACAGCTCGGACGGTGGGAAGTGAAAAATGTAGGCGATGTCGCCTACAATGTCCCGCCAGTTGCGGGGTATTGCGCCAAAAAACCGGTCACCGCCTCGGTGATCGCGCCGAAATCCTCGGCGTCGATCTGGTCGACCGCCGCCATCGGCAGCTCTGCCATCGCACCGATCAAGGCGGCAACCTTGCCTATCTCACCGGTGGCGGTATCCATCGCCTTCATATGCTTCATCTTCAGGCGGTCGGGCAGTTGCAGCTCGGTGATGTGCTGATCGTTGTGGACGATTGGGTGTTTTAATGTGATGACTGCCATTTATACCTCCTTGCAATCGAGCGCGCCGAAGGTCAACTTGACTTCGCCCTTCTCGAGCTCCAGCGCATTGGCTACCCAGGCGCCGTTCAATACATAGCTCACTCCGGTGTCGGTGTCGAACGAAATGGTCTCCGCCGTCATGGCCCGATAGTCGGCCAGCTTCACATCGCTGGTATGCGCGATCGTGCATTCGACGCCCGGCGCCTCGGTTTTCTCGGAAAAGCCGACGACGCCGATGTCGGCGACGACCGTTTCGCGGGAGACGCCGCCATACATCAATTTAGCGCCTTCTTTGCTGGCAAGCCGCTTGCCCTTGACCGTGATAAAGACGCGTCCTGTTACCTGTGCCATGCTGCCTCCTTAAAGAATGAATTGAACGGCCGCGGCGAACACGTCGAACTGGTTGACCGTGTTCGGCGGGATGATCGCGTTGACGCGGTTAACGTCGCTGGTCGAGCGCACTACGATCAGATCGGCGATAAACTGGTCCAGATCCTCCAACAGCCCCGCACGCTCCAGATCGCTGGCCGCCGCGATCAGGGTATTGCGGATCAGCTTCGGCGTGGCGATGGCCTGGCCGGGTTGGATGCGACCCAGCACATCGTCGCCGGCCAGCTTGTGGCGAGGATAATCGCGCAGCACCGCCGTCCTGAACACATAGCGCATGTAATCGACCGTCCATTTCGTGTTCAGCTTCAAGAGACTCACATCCTCGACGCCGAAGCTGTTTTGTTGATAGGTCGTGATCACCTGCTCGATCATCGCCGCGCCGTCCGGCCCGAAGATGATCGACGAGATGCCGTCGTGCAGCAGGTTGTTGCGCTCAGTGTCGGTGAAGCGGTCGGCCTCGACCGGCGCCAACACGCTCGGCAGGCTGATCGAACGGAACGGCCGCGCCGGGTCCTGGGCGCCGGCAAACTCGATCGCGGCGCCAAATTGCGCCGAAATCACCCACGGCAAGGTCGGCGATTTGTTCAGGCCGCTGAAAGTCGTGTGCGCGCTGTTGCGCGCCGAGCCGTAGGATGACAGCGCCGAGAACGAGCCGTTCTTGTGCCCGAATACATGCCCGGTGCGCATATCCATCCCGCCCCAGCGGCTGTCCAGCTCTGCTTCGAGCTGGGCGATGTTCGCTGTATCGGACCAACCGCACAAAATCGTGTACGGGTTCATAGTGCTCATCGCGGTGATCGCGGCCGACACATCCGGATTGCCGGTGCCGGTCACGCTCGATGCGAACGCGACTGAGAGTCCGGTCGGCAAAAACTCGCCGCTGTAATAGTTGACTCGGTAATCAATATCGTTGCCTTCGACACCCTTGTGCCGCGCAGTGCAGGTCACCACGCCCAGCGCGCTGGATGCGGTCACCGCGCCGTCCAGATCGGCGTTGATCGCCGCCGCGACCGCCGTTGCGATGTCGGTCATCGTCTCGCCAGCGACGACAGCCACCGTTAAACGGCGGCCGCCAATATACAGATATAACGTGCCCGAAGCGGTTACCGCGCCGGTCAGGGTGATCGTCTGCGTGGCCTTCACTCCGGCGACCAGGTCGTCCAGTGCCAGCGCCCAGCATTCGGTATATGGATTGACCTTCAGCGCCGCCTCGATCTGCTGTGCCAACATCGAGCCGCGCCCGAAATAGTTGACGCCGTCTTCCTTGCGGCTGACGCGGGTCAAGACTCCTGCGGCGACTGTGCCGGTCGACAGCCGTTGCCCGAGGATCAGCATCTTGTGCGGCATCACCGGCAGGCCGCGCACGGCCTTTGTGTGATCGATCTCGGCATAGGCGCCGGGAACGCGCCAGTCGAGCGGAATCGATAAAAACGGGATATTATCTGGCATGGGTTAGCCTTTGGTTTTGGATTTGGAAATGGGCGCCTGCTCGGCCTCGGTCGGCCGGTCCAGCTCGATCACATCGCCGGCCTGCACGCGGCGCAGCCAGTAGTTTGATGCGATAACGGTTTCGCCGGCGAGACGCAAATAGAGGCCATTTTCCTTGCGAACCGGTGCGCAGGCGGGCTTGATGAATGTTGGTTGCCCGAAAATCACTGAGGCTCCTTATCTATTATTAAATGCAAACTTGGAATGCTTATCCTACTTTCGAAAGATACAAGCAGCTATACGTAGGATCGCTTGCTATGTTTAAAGTCACTGCGGCGCCATGAAATACTGCAAGTTCAACTGTATCACCCTCATTTAGCCGTAATGTTTTGTTAAAACCAAAAAGGAATCTATAAGTAGTGCCATCCGGCGCCCCACCAGTGCTCTCCTCGGCATACTGGTGCACTCCATTACCGTTGATGATTGCTGCCATGATCCCACGCTTACCTGCCACATTATTCAATCCGGAATATTTCAGAATGGCCTCAAATCGATACAGTCCAGACTCAAGTATTTTTATCGTTCCGGAATTAATAGATGCGTATCTAACCGGGCTAAATACCTGGATAGCGTCTAATGCCGCCGTCGTCCATGTAGCGTTAGGTACAGATATAGCCATGAACGGGATGACCGCCACCTCATCGCTAATCGGAGCAGGCAGACCAGGACTCCATAGCGCGGGCCTACCTCCCTTATTTATGACAGGGTTGCCGAGGTAAAAAGTGGCTGCCTCGCCATTAACTGTTTGTATGATACGGACAAAAACCTCGTAGTACACGGGAATTACACTACTAGGATTTAGAATACTGACATATTGTCTGCGAGAATAAGCGTCCACATCGATAATCCCGGTTTCATTCGATGCGAGGACGGAATTATCTGATATTTTCTTTATTGCTACGCCTATGCTGACATCAAATGATGTGTTCGCATTGGCGGCGCTGCTGGTTAGTTCTACCGAGAAGGTGATGAGGCCTGGATTTGATTTTGTCGTGTTGAATTGTAGATACTTATTTACAATCAACACGCTGCCTGTGTTAGCGCTATTTCCTGATAATGTAACTGCACGCTTGTTAAACATGCCGCTTGCGATCTTAATTGGTACTGTCACCGTTCCAACAAATCCACCGTCATGCACAACCCGCCATATCGCAAGATCGTTTGTGCTGAACGAATTCATTTCCGCATCAATGCATAGGTTTGAGCGCTCTACGCCGATGTTTTCGTCGGCTCGCTCAATCGCTATCGATCGAATGGTGCTGGAGTTGAGCTCGTTGAGAGCATCTCTCGGTAACATCACATCAACGCCAAGACTAATGCAGTAGTCCAATACCAGCGTCAAATCTGCCAGGGACATTGAGCTGGGAAAGTCAATCTGCGATGGGTCATGGTCGTAAAAACAAACCCACGCATTATTTGCAATTGCTGCGTCAATAGTTGATTTGGCTCCGGCAACGCCAGCGGCATATAGGCCTAACCGATGTAATTTATGCGGATCGAAATTATCTGCCATCAGCGCAGGATTGCCGATTGTTGCGTTATATACAGTAAATCCGTACGTGTATAGCGATCGCAAATATTTATCAATATGAGCATCACCCAGCGTACTCTGTGACGCAACAAACCCATTGATAATAAACCCATCGCTCCTAAGATCGAAGTAAGCCTCTTCCACTTCCGATCTAGCTATATATGTGTTTTCGGTACCGTTAATCATGGGGAAGTTTCCATGCACCATAATTTCATGGCCTGCATCCTGCATTTCTAGCAATTGCTTATAGCCGGTGACTGTACCTTGTAAATCTGGTGATTTACTTTCCACGCACCAACCAGCTTTTAATCCCTTAGACTCAAATAGAGGGAATACACTCGCATAATGTGAATCGTAGGCGCCATCAAATACAAACGACACTATCGCGCGATGCACGGTCCGCTGAGCTGTGCCGCGAATGAATTTCTTCTGTATCGCCTTAATATCTACCGTAGATGCGATGGCGGCATCCCTTGCCGCCTCGGCAGCTGCCTTCGCATTAGCTGCCGATATTGCAGCAGTTTCGATGGCAGTAAGATCCCCATCTCCCCATATCGTCCCGTTTGAAACCGAATACGATCCGTTTTCTGTCCGCCAATTGCCGATGCCAAGATCGGCCGCCGCCGGGCGATCATCAACAGAATCACTGAACCCCTCGCTGAACCACCAACCCTGGGTAGACGTGCACTTGATGTAAATCTTGTCCGTTATGATCTCACAGGACTTTTTGCCAAATTCAGGCGCAGGAGGCCGGTCTGCCAGAGAACCATAGAGCGTGATCGCCCGCTCGCCAATCGGCGGATTACGGATCAAGCCGCCACCGACTACCTCGACGCTGCCGTCCCGCACCCGGCGCTGCCAATAGACGCTCCCCCGAACAATTTCGCCGCCGGCAGACAGATTAGAGCCGTCCGGTTTTTTGACGGCGGCCCCATTTAATGGGCGGATGGCAACGGGTTGTCCGATGATCATATCAATCCTGTAATGTCGTTAAATCGTCAGTCAGTTCGGGCCGGCTCGCGGTGTAATCCGGCGGCTCGGCGGCCCATTTTTGATGTTCTGTCTGCGCCTGATGCGGGTCCACGTCGAAGTCGGCGTGGAAGGTTGCAAAATCGGCCAGGGATGCCATGACGGTATCGTCGATCGCCGCATTCGTCGCCTTGGCCGTCAGCTGCAAACTGCCTGCCTGCAACCCGCTGTTTAGCCAGACCGCGCCTTTGGCGAAGTCCGCGCTTTTTACCGACCAGACCGTGCTGGTCGTTTTCAAACTGTCCAGATAGGACGCCAGGGTGTCGATGATCTGGTACAAGCCGATCGTCTGCGCATCGCCGTGCCGGGCGGCTTCGACGCCGCGCGCATTACGCGCAATGCAAATCAGATCGAAGCGGATCTCGGCGTAAGCATCCCCATAACTCACCTGGCCGGCGACGGTATAAACCGCCGGTGCAGAACTCGCGAAGCGTTTCACTACCGTGGCGCCGTCGCCATCCGGCATGACCGCCACCTCGCGCAGGTTCGCCGCGATCGGCGAAAGCTTCACGGCGGCGATCAGTTCCTGTTCCAGTTCGGCCAGCATGATTAATAACTATCCCGGCTGAATACCGACGGGCTGGAGCTGAACTCAGCCGTGCCGCCGGAAACTTCCGGCAGGGAACCGGTGGTATCCGGCGCCAGGTTGATCTTTCCGGTCGCGACCTTTTCCAGATACTTGATCGCATTGTCGTAATCGTCCTTGACGCGATCTGTCACTTGTTCGCGATACAGGCGATAACGAGTAATGTCGCAGGCCAACCGCTTCAAGTTGGCTGGCACCACCGCCAGCGGCAGATAGTTGATCAGATAGCCGTCGATCTCCGCGTCGGCGTCG